AACCTTTCTAGTTAGGACTTGGACGAAGGAACAATTGACCGGGTAGCTTGCTTGCTTGCTTGTTTGCTCTGGGTCCAGAGCTCTGGCGAAGATACCTGGATGCGCATTGATTCTAATGGAAACGTAGGCATAGGTCGGAAACCCTTATGGAATAAGGGTTTGAGGGCGTGCTTGCTTGTTAGCTCTGCTCAGGGATCCCTGACGGCGGGCCGCTGGAGCTTTTACCGGGCAATAAAAAAGGACGGAAGCTGGGGGCCTCCGTCCTTTCCCACTATAGGAGAAGTGTTCTAGTTGATTTCAAATCCTCCTGATTCTCTGATGAAGTTCCTAAATTCTTCAACGTTCTCCACATCAAAGGGGTAACTTGTTGCAAAGTCCTTGCGTTCTCCTTTACCATGACAAGCGTTACATTCTCCTTGAACGTACTCATCATTGCGTTGACCACTTCCCTCACAAGTGTCGCACTTAACAAGTGGAAGATTTTCAATAGCAAAGTAATAACCTTTTTTATATTGTTCCGTTTCTCCGTTGTCCAATGCTTCGGTTAATCTTTTACAGATAATTTCGCATTGTGCTTTTGTGATTTTATGTCCACTATTACTATGACCTAGTTCGTGATCTTCTTCGGTTAGTATGTCGTCATTTAACTGATAAACATAATCCCAAAGAGGTCGCCAACCCCAAACAGAATTTCTGAAATAAACACCAACATTTGCCTCTTGGTATTCGTTCAATTTCTCAAAGTATCTGTCCCATTCTTCGGACTGATAATATTCTTCACTCGGTCGCTTCGGTCTTTCTGTTGTAGTCTGTGGATTTAATCCATAAACGTCCATTCCCATTACAGCACCTCCACAATATCATCAACGTAAATGCTACCCATTTCATCAAACAGTCCAATTTCAGAACCTTTAACATCAACAAGCAAAACTTTTTTAAGTCCTCTGCCTTGCTTGATACTTTCCATAGCCGTTGCACTTGTTGGAACCCCTAATTGTTTTGTAATTAGCTTCGTTCCTTTCTTTATATTTTCAAGATTATTAATCATGATTTTCTCCATTAGTTAATAAAAGTGTGGTGAGACCCCATAACTCTCACCACACCTATATTATATCGAATCTATCCCATACAAGCAAGCAACACCATAACTAATTCCTTCTAAGTCAAGGTGGAAGTTCCGTAATAGGAAAACAACCTTGACTTAGATTAAAAAGGAATTAGTTATGGTGTTGCTTGCTTGCTTGCTTGTTTGTTCTGACTGACCGGGAACCTGACCTGGATGGTAGGCCCTGTGTGGTAGGGGCATAAAAAAATAGGGCAACTTTCGTTGCCCTATTTCTCTTGGGGTGATTAGTGAGTATGCTCGAACCATAGTTCTTCGACCATTGGAATCATCATCTCTCTGCCATACTTGGCAACAGATGAAGCCATTAATCTATCCATGAGTTCGTCCATACATTCGCAGTATGGAAGATGCTCAAGGATCTTATCCTCAACTTCAATGAATACTTCTGTCATTCTCATGATTTGCTCCTATAGTTGCGTTGGAGTTATAACCTTTCCACTTATGTTTATGTCTACTAAATTAAAAGTAGATGCTCCACATATAAAACCCAAAGCAAAAAGAATTATGGCTACAAGGTAGCCATACTCAAAACCATAATAAAGTGCTGACCCAATACTAAAAGGTATACACATGCTACAGAATACAATATCTCTCATGATAATCTCCTCTGCTCTTGGATAACGATTGCACCATGCTCTGCTTCGTGGTCTTCTAGTAGAGGTGTTTCCTCTAGTATCTGACCATTGGCAACACACACAATGCCATTGATGACAAGGCTAGTGCAGTTCGGCTCTATTGCCTTTGCTACTTCTAACCCATTATTATTAAACATACTTATTTTTAGTTTCATAATTTTCTCCTTTAGTTATTAAAATAAGTATGTATATCCTAAAGGTTAGCAAGCCATGTGTCTATAAGACATATACATAAATATCTTATAGTGTCAACTCTTTCCGCGTGTGTGTCCGCCTCGCCTCGCTTCGCTCGGCTTCGCTCGTAGGGGGGGATAGGTTCTAGAATGAAAGTATTACAATGAAAGTATTACAATGAATCTAATGACAAATACTTATACTGCCTTCATTTGCATTAGAATGAATGTAATACATTGAATGTAATACATTGAATCTAGGGCCTATCCCCCCCTACGAGCGAAGCGAGTGGGTTCTATATTAGAGAAGAAAATAGACATAGAGAGAATATCCAGAAACTTTGACAAATAAAGCGACCCCCTTCATTATGTAAAAAGTCAAAAACGATATGGGGTCAAAAAATTTTAAAATTTCAAAAAATTTGGCATGAAAATTTGCACAGCCTGTAAACAAGAACTGCCAGAAGAAGACTTTGAAATCACTTCAAATCCGAAAGGAAAATATTTCCGTAGTGTTTGTAAATCCTGTAGAACCAAAATTGCAAATCGTAAGAAATCCTCATCCCCAGAAAAATATTTAAGACATCTATACACTCAAGCAAAATCAGCTAGAAGAAATTCAGGTATTGAATGGAATATAGAAGCCATAGACATTGTTGCGTTGTGGCATGANCAAGAGGGCAAATGTGCTTTATCAGGTGTTTTTATGACGTGGCAAAAAGACGGAGGCGGAAGAAAGGAATTGAATGCTAGTATTGATCGTATAGATCCCCATAACGGTTATCTACCAAATAATGTACAATTGGTTTGCAGTAGAGTAAATATTTTGAAGCATAACTTGACAGAAGACGAATTATCCTGGTGGTGTAAAAATATAATCACATTAAAGGAGTTGAACTGATGGCGAAGGCATCCTACGATATAGACTTGGAGCGGTTAGCAGAGCAATACCCTGATGCTACAAAACAATTACTTGAACTAACAGAGGCTTTGAACGCTAAGCAGCTTCAAAGGGAGGGGCAAGATAAGTTCCTTCGATACATAAAACACATGTGGCCAGACTTTGTGGAAGGTAGGCATCACCAGATATTTGCTGAGAAGCTAGAAAGAGTCGCAAAAGGGGAACTAAAAAGACTCATTGTCAATATGCCACCTAGACATACTAAGTCTGAATTCGCATCTACATTCTTTCCTTCATGGATCTTGGGCCGTAATCCAAAGTTGAAGGTCATGCAAATAACACACACCGCCGAACTAGCCTTCCGTTTCGGTAGAAAGGTCAGAGATTTAATCGACTCACCTGCTTATCAAGAAGTATTTCCAGGCGTACAACTAAAGGCGGATAGTAAATCAGCTGGAAGGTGGGAAACCAATGGCGGTGGCGAAGCGTTCTATTCAGGTATTGGTGGTGCGGTAACAGGACGTGGTGCGGATNTACTTGTGTTGGATGATATTCACTCAGAGCAAGATGCCCTCTCGCCCACGGCCTTAGACAACGCTTGGGATTATTATTCATCTGGACCACGACAAAGGTTACAACCGGGCGGTGCTATTGTTATTGTGATGACAAGGTGGTCAGTCAAAGATTTAACTGGCAGACTCCTTAGCAGACAAGTAGAAGACCACGCCGACCAATGGGAAGTTGTGGAATTCCCAGCTATATTTCCCGATAGTCAAAAACCTTTATAGGCCTGAATATTGGAAGATAGAAGAATTGGAAGGGGTAAAAGCCTACTATACCTGTAAGTAAGTGGGAAAGCACAATGGATGCAAAATCCTAACTTCTGAAGAAGGGGCTATTTTAAAAAGGGAATGGTGGAAGATTTGGGACAGTGATGAAGTTCCACAAATGCAATACATTATTCAGTCGTATGATACGGCTTACACGAAAAAAGAAACAGCAGACTATTCTGCTATAACGACGTGGTGCGTATTCTACCCAGACGAGGGGTCCCAGAGACCAGCTCTATTGTTACTCGACGTAAAGAAAGGTCGGTGGGATTTTCCAGAGTTGAAAAGGCAAGCGTACGATCAATATCAATACTGGGATCCAGATACCGTAATCGTAGAAGCTAAGGCGAGTGGGCTACCGCTAACCGACGAACTGCGACATTCTGGAATTCCAGTGGTGAATTACTCACCCGGCAAAGGACAAGATAAAATTGCGAGGGTAAATGCAGTTGCACCGATGTTGGAATCAGGTATGGTGTATGTTCCTGAAACACGCTGGGCGGAAGAATTGGTAGAAGAATGTGCGGCTTTCCCTTTCGGAGATCACGATGATTTGGTAGACTCCACTACGCAAGCGTTAATGCGTTATCGACAGGGAGGATTTATTGGTTTAGAATCAGACGATGATCTACAGGATAGTTATCCGCGCAGACTAAAAGAATATTACTAGGAGTTAAAAATGGCAGATAAAGGTGAAAAGATAAAGGACCAAGGATTTGTTCCTTACGCAAAACAAAAGACAATGGCAACTTCCAAAGGACCACAGCCTGGAGCAGGTAAAGGCAAGAGCCGTGGTAGAGGAGCTGCTGAAAGAGGCATTAAGTTTACTGGCGTTTACTAGGAGGTCTTCATGGGACTTGTAAGTCTTTTAAAAAAACTTATAGAAAGTGGTAGTGGCATTGGCAATGCACTAGCTAGAAGATATATGCCTGCTCAATTTCATAGAACAAAAACCGATGAAGGTGTGGAGTTTATGAAAAGCCAAGCAGACGTAATGGGTCAGTATGCTGGGCGATCTATGGACGAACTAAACTCAATGCTCCAAAATAAAGTAGCCAAAGGTCAAAAATTAATTGACGACATTCAAAACGCTGACCCTAGATTTCCAATAAACCAAAAAGTTGCTAAGCAAAAATTTACAGAAATAAACCAAGAAATTGAGGAACTAGAAAGACTGTCAAAATATTTAAAAGGTCAAGCAGAGTTGGTAGAAAATTTCGCTGACGCAACTAAAAT